CGCGGTCGCGCGGATCGCGGCGTTGACCAAAGGCGTCGTGCTCGACGGCGAGGCCCAGCTCGAACAGATCGCCCTCCATCACGAGGCGGCGCTGACCGGCCTGCAACAGGAACACGAAGCCGAGCAGGCCCAACTCGACCGCGACCACCAGGCGCAGCAGGTCGCCGCCGCGCAGCAGCACGCCGTTGGCATGGCCGCCGCCGGCGAAGGCGCCGCGGCCGCCGCGCAGGCGACCGGGCACGCGCAGGCGCTCGAAGCCCAAGCCGCCGGCCACGACCAGACGCTCGAGCAAGGCCAGCAAGCCGCGGATCTCGCGCCGACGCCGACCGACACGACTAGCGCATGATGGAACGTTCGATCGCCCCGCGCTGAAGACGCGCGGCTGACTAGGGTCGCCCCCGAAACCGCGTCGTCACCCGACGCCTGTCAGCCGTGATGAATCCGGGTGCTGCATGCGAGGTGACGTGCGCGGAGCGATCCGTGCCCGAACCGATCGTCGTCGCTGACGCCCGCCCCGCGGATTCGTCACCCGCCCTCGAGTCCACGCCCGTCGACACCGACGAGATCGCCGCGATGAGCGACTCGGAGCGGCACGACTGGCGCATGACCGGGAAGCTCCCGAGCCCATCGCCAGTTACGGACGCCGCCGCGGCCTCGTCCCCCGCCGAACCTGCCGCGCAGGTCGCGTCAACGGACGTGGTAGTTGAGGCCGCCCCGGAAGCGGCCGAGCCCATCAACGCGAAAACGAAAGCGCGGATGGACGAACTGCTCGCGGATCGCGCGAAAGAACGCGACCGCGCCGAGCGCGCCGAATCGCGCGCCCGCGACCTCGAAGCCCGCGCCTCCCAGCCGCCGCCCGACGCCCGACCTGCGGCCTCGTCCGCCGCGCCGGCAGGGCTCACGAAACCCGATCCCGAGACGTTTCCCTACGGCACCGCCGACCCGGCGTACCTCGAGGCCCTGACCGACTACAAGGTCGCAGTCCTCGGGGAGACGCAGCGCGCGGCGTGGCAGCAGGAACAGCAGCAGACCCGCGCCCACGAGGAGCGCCGCAAGGTGATCTCCGCGTTCGACGGGAAAGCCGCCGAGGCGCGCACTAAACACCCGGATTTCGACGCCGTCGCCCTGTTGGCGCCGACCGAGATTCCGCAGGGCAGTGCGGTCGATCTGTTCATTCTCGAGGACCCGGCGGGCGCCGAGGCGCTCTATCACTTGCAGCAACCCGCGCACGCAGGCGAACTCCGTCGGATTCTCAAGCTCGCGCCCCTCGACCAGATCAAAGAGATGGTCCGCCTGGGCGATCGCTTGACCGCCGGCCCCGCTGCGCCGCGATCCACCAACGCGCCGGCGCCGGCGCCTGTCCTCGGCTCGCGGGCCACGCCCGCCGATCCGATCGAACGGGCGATCCGCGACGACGACACGGCCGCCTACAACGCGGAAATGAACCGCCGCGATCTGGCGCGCCTCAAAGGGCAGTAACGATCCATGGCCGCTCCGAATAGTTTCGACTACACCGACTTTCTCGCGCGCGAAACGCTGCGCAAGGTGACGAACAAGCTCGTCATCAGTGAAGCGTTCAACACCTCGTACAACAAGAACTTCACCAAGTCGTTCGCGACGGGCGCCGTCGTGCGCGTCCCGTACCCGGTGCAGTTCGTCCCCGGCACGCGGAACGATCTCGGCTACGAACCCCAGCCGGTGATTGACCGCGCGACCGACGTCCGCATCGACCAGATGGCGAAGGTGCACATCGGCTACGACGTGCTCCAGCGCGCGCTCGAGACGCGCCACTTTGAAGAGGCGCTGACCGAAGACATCATCGATCCGGCGACCAACACCATGTATCAGGACATCGAAGATCGGTGTTCGAAGTACGCGTATGTCCACGCCGGGACCGTCATTGGCGTCCTCGGCACGAACCCGACGACCTTCGATCAGGTGTTCGGCGCCGCGCGCAAGCGGCTCGTCGACCTGGGCGATCGCTCCGGCGGGCGCAAGATGATCCTCAACACCTCGATCGGGCGCGCACTGACGGCGGCGGAACTGCCGCTCTTCGCACCGATGGGTGAGATCTCGCACGCCTTCAAAGAAGGCGCGATCGGCCGCGCGCAGACCTTCGACACCTACGAAAGCGCCAGCCTCTACACGCACACCTCGGGCGCGTGGGCGGGTGTGGTCGAAGTGACCACCGCGCCGACGGTCAATGCGGACCTCGGCACCGGGATTACCTCGATGGCGTTGACGCAGACGAGCGGCGACACGTACGTCGTGGGCGACAAGATCAACTTCGCCGCCGTGAAGGAAGTCAACAACGCGACCCGGCGCTCGACGGGCCGGCTCCGCGACTTCACCATCCTCACGCAGACACTCAACACCGCGACCACCTCGACGATCACGTTCTCGCCGCCGATGTTCGGGCCGGGCTCGCCCTACCAGAACGTCGACGCGCTGCCGCTCGCGGGGGCGGACCTGGCCCTCTGGCCGGGCACCAACGCCAGCGGATCAGCCGCGACGGCGAAGACCGGCACCATCAGCCTCGCGCTGCCGAAGGACGCGTTCGCCCTCGTCGGCGTCAAGTTGTCGCTCCCGCCGAGCGGCGGCAAGTTCCGGAGCTCGACGAAACGTGACCCGGTCTCCGGGCTCGCGGTGTCGTTCGTCCAGGACTTCGATACCCGGCTGATGGAGAACATCATCCGCTTCGATTGTCCCTTCGGGTTCGGCGAATTCTATTCGGGCAACGCGATTGCCGTTGCGGGAGGCCTCTAATGAACAACGGCATCGGCACCTTTGCCCCGACCACCAACTACGCGCGGTTTGGGACCGTCGCGTATCCCAACAAGTCGGTCACGCCAGTCGTCGTCACGACCGCGCTGACCCCCCTGACGCTCACCGTCGCGCAGATCCTGCAAGGGCTGCTGCCGGTGGACTGTCAGGACGCGGCGACCATCACGACGCCGACCGCGGCGCTGCTTTGTGCGGCGATCGAAGGCTGCCAGCCGGGCACGTCGTTCGATCTCGACGTCGTCAACTACGGCGATACGACGCTGACCCTCGGCCTCGGCACCGGCGTCACGAAAACCACGATCGCGACCGTCGCGGCCGTGCTCACGATGGTGACGCTCGTCTCGAAGCGCTTCACGTTCAACTGCACCAACAGCACGCCGGGATCGGAAGCCTGGACCGTGTGGGCGTACGGGTCGACGGCGGCCGCGGTCGCGTAGTTCGTCGATCGGTTTCCTTCTGGGCGGGTCGTCGTCGTGACGGCTCGCCCGCTCATCTCCCTGTTTTCCGTGAGGACCGTTCCATGTCACACGACGCTTCCACCCCGCGACTCGTTTACAAAGGCGCGACCGACGACAGCGCCGAGACCGCGACCGCCCGCGACGCCGACGACCTCGCCGCGAAGCTGAAAGCCGGCTACCGGCTCCAGCGCAACCCGAAGGCCGCCGAGCCCGCGAAAGTCGATCCGAAGGACGTCAAGAAGTGAGGCGCGTCGGGAGACTCGGCTGGATCGTCGCGCTGCTCCTCCTCGCCGGGCTCGTCAGTCCGCCGATGCGGGCGCAGCTGCGCGGCGATCCGGTCTCGTGCGTCGTCACCGTCTCGACCGCGACCACGATCACCGCCGTCGGCGGCGCCTGTGCCGCGCGGGCGGGCCTGGCGCTCAACATCACGGATATTTCGTTCTCGACGAACGCCGGCGGCATCGCGGCCGACACCTTCAACACCCTCAAGTACGGCACCGGCACGACCTGCGGGACCGGCACCACGGTGTTCTGGGGCGCGATGACGACGGCGGCGACCCAGGCGACGGTGTTTGAAACCTTCGCGACGCCGCTCCGGCTGCCGCAGAACGTCGACGTCTGCTGGATCAACTCGACGGCCGGGTCGAAGTTTCTCGTGATCGCCGGGTACTACACGCCATGAGCACGCCGATCGGCCCGGTCGGCACGACGACGCCGTCGATCGGGGCCGTCCAGAATCCCGCGCCGGCGACGTCGGGGCGGTTTGGGAACAACTTCGCGGGCGGCGTGCGCTGATGCGCGGACGCCGCCTCGCGGCCATCCTCACGGTCGTCTGCGCGCTCTGGATCGCGTCGACCCACGCCACGATCAACACCGACACGAACTGGTGGGTCATGGTCGGCGGCAACAACGCGGACGGCTGCGGCTATCGCGCGGGCCTCACCGGCGGCGTCAATAAAGCGAATACCCCGTCGCCGGCGCTGAGCGGCGCGAACGGATCCACGAACGGCACGACGTCGTTCTCCGTCACGAGCGGCGCGCCGTTCACCGACAACAGCTGGCGCGGCAACTTCATTCAAATCGCCAGCGACGGCTGGTATGAAATCCAGACGGTCACCAACACGACGACCGTCGTCGTCGATCGCAATACGGCCAACGGCGGGAGCGGCCGCACCTTCCGCATCGGCGGCGCCTGCGCGAACCTTCAGCCGTTCAGCACGACCTCGACGCTCGGCGCGCCCTCACTGACGACGCCGCTCGCGGCCGGGCACGTCGTCAACATCGAAGGCACGGCCGGCACGACGCTGCAGTCGCTCCCGACGTCGCCGACCTATACCGGCTGGGGCACCGGCTACACCTTCCCGACCGGCACGAACGTCGAAGCCGGCGGCCTGATCAAGTTCCTGGCCTACAACGGGATTGTCCGGCTCGACATCGGCAACACCTTCGCACAAGTGAGCGGGACGATCTGGCAGGGCTTCGAGTGGATGTCGACGGCCACCGGCGACGGCTGGATGATGCTCGTGGACCAGTCGTTTTCGCCGCCCCTCTGTAGTTGGGTGTACGACTCCGTGTTCGATCAGAACGGCTACGGGGCCGGCGGCACGAACCTCTGCAACATCGTCAGCGTCGGCTTCCTCAACTCCAACAGCGGGAGTGTCAGCACCGCGCTCTCCGCGCCGGCCGTGAAGGGCACCGCCAGCGAACCGCAAGGGACGGCCTACGGCCGGATCATGGGGTCGACGTTCAAAGGCTGGAAAACCGACAACACGCACGGCACGGTCGATCATCCGAACTTTCTGACGATCGAATTCAATATTTTCGACAGCAACACGGCGCAGGCGTGCGTGAGCACCATCACCGCGGCGGGCAATTCGTCGCTGCTGTGGAACTCGTTCCGCAACTGCTCGGGCGACGCGATTCTCACGTACCACTGCTGCCCGCCCGTCGAGTTCTCGTACCTGATCCGGAATAACGTGACCGTCGGGTCGGGCGGCATCGGCTTGAACTTCAGTAATAGCGACACCACG